GGCCTTAGTAAGCTCTACGATAAGTTGCGCGGTGATATTGATATCTCCATCGATCTCGCTGAGTCTCACAAGACTCACGGAATGATGAGAGATACTTTTCGTAGCATGATTAGCCTTGCTACGACGTTTCGAAAGATGAAACGGTCAAATCCCCGTGACTGGGGGAATCTTTGGTTAGAGTACACGTATGGATGGAAGCCTTTGGCCACATCCATATATGGTACTGCTAAGAAACTGATGCTTCCGGACCCACAAGGTCCTCAGAAGTTTAACGTTTCTGTCTCCGCCGCAGAGGAAACTCTGAGGGGCACCAAAGAGGTAGCGGACGTCAATTGGCTTGTACCAGAGAAGTGGATTGCCTACTGCAGAAGTAGGGTCCGATTCGTGGTGCAATACGTTGTTAGTCCGTCTGCTTTGATAAAGCTTGCAGGTTTTACAAGCCTGAATCCGGTCTCCATAGCGTATGAACTTACGCCGTACAGCTTCGTAGTTGACTGGTTTGTCAACATTGGAGGCTATCTTAGAGACTTCGAGTCGGCGCTCTTGTATGGGACAAGCTTCAGTGGCGGTTACGTCACGGAGACTTGTCTTGGAGAGGCCTTTGTCGAGCAAGTTGGCACCGCTAAGGGGCCAATCTCGTTCGGTCAACAGACCACCTTCACTACCGCGTGGCGCGGTAGCGAGCGCTATACTGAGAAACGGAGGACAGTTCTCACTGCCACTCCGTATCCCAGACCACCCAAGTTCGATCCACACTTGGGCGCGTCTCGACTAATTTCGGGTGCTGCTCTTCTAGGGCAAATGCTAACTTCCCTAGAGCACTCGAAAGGCTATGGATCACCCAGTACCGGCGCTCCTAGTCTTGCTGATAAAGCAAGGCGAAGAGCTGGCAGCCGGGCATTCGAAACTGCATCTAAAAACTTTAGCGATTGGGAACGAGAGCTTCGAAGGGCAAACCCTAAGAAGATCTTTGCACCTTTCGATAAAGGCAGTTTCATACCATAACCACTTTGTGCCTGACACTTCTGAAGTGTCCTTCATAAGCACAACTCAAGGAGTTCTTTCCTTTGTCAGCAGTCGCGAATATCGTTCTTAACGACGCACAGGCGACCCCTGTGGCACATACCTTTGTCCCGCTTGGGCCGGATACCAACGGCGTTTGGTGGTGGGAGGACCAGACAGGCACAGCGAGTATCGGTTACAACCGTATCTCGATGAAGCTTGTTCGGCCGCGTCCCGCCGTCGCCGGTGATAATTCGGATAAACGTGTCAATCGAGTGAAAATCTCGATCCTCACGCCGAAGGTGGAAGCGCTTGGTGTTGCGGATTCCGGGTATACCCCGAGCCCTACCATTGCGTACACGCCTCGATGTGACATCGAATTCGTCATGAGCGAGCGAGCGTTGCTTCAGGACAGGAAGGATCTGCGCAAATACGCAGATTTCATCCTGGCTGAAACGCAGCTTACCGCTATGGTCGAATCTCTGCAAAACGTGTTCTAACGAACTCGTTCCTGTCTCCGTGAGGAGACACAGAGAACCCTTAAACTTTAAGGAGTTTCGGTGGATATGCATAACGAGATGTCTCGTCTCGGCAAAATGTATTTTGCCTTATGCAAGTCGGTGAACACGCCCATTTCTTTGGGTTGTTGGTTAAGATTCAAGCATGACCAGCTTGCTCTAGCCAATATGGAGATAGACCCGAAGGACTATCTAGAGCTTCCCGCCTTTGAGTTAGATTACCTTGTGGTTTCGATTCTTTCTAAACAAAAGAGTCTTGACACAGGTGCTGACCTAGAGGCGGAGGCACTCCGGAGATTCACAGCTTCGGAGGCTCAATGCAAAGAATCCAACGAGAGGTTACTCTTGAGCCGTGGAGGGGTCATTGATCCCCTTACGTCCGCTGTCCTTTTTGCAGCGAAACGGAAAATATCACGACTTTTGGGAGACTTCTGTTGGTCTAAGCTAGAGCCTGGATATGGCTGGGGACCAGGCGCAACGAACGACATGAGTCGTCGTCGCGCTTTCGTCGACCATAAACTGTGCGAACTTCCCATTTCGGTTACTTCAAGGGCACGCTCTATCTTTGAGTGTGTGCTGAAAGCTGACCTTCATTGGTCGGCTTGTGTCTTAGGCGTGAGTGTGGGGGACATTTGTGGCCCCTTCTCCTTCCGCGATGACGTGTTTCTCATCACCGAGGAATGCGTTATTGACACTGTACCGAAGAACGCGAAAACTCACCGCGTTATAGCCAAAGAACCGCGTGCCAACGGCTTCCTTCAGAAAGGAGCCGGGGCATATATGCGGAGGCGACTTAGACGTGTTGGAATCAACCTGGATGACCAAGGAGCGAATCAAGATGGCGCCAAACGCGCCTACCGAGATCGCTTAGCTACCCTTGACCTCAAGGCGGCTAGTGATTCCATGCCTGTAGAGCTTGTTTACGAGCTCTTACCTGTCGATTGGGCTCACGCCCTTGATCAGATACGCTCCCAACGTGCAGAAATGCCGTCGGGTGAGACGATTACTTTACAAAAGTTTTCGTCAATGGGCAACGGGTTCACGTTTGAACTCGAAACTCTCGTATTCTGGGCTATCGCTAGCTCAGTTGCTGATCAGAAATCGTGCAGGGAGAGAGTTCTGGTGTACGGTGATGACATAATCGTCTCTGCAGAAATTGCAGAAGAAGTAGTGCGTCAGCTGGCTTTCACTGGGTTCACCGTAAACAAGGAGAAATCCTTTATTAGCGGAAACTTTTATGAAAGCTGCGGAAAGCACTATTTCAAAGGCGAAGACGTTACACCGATATATCAGAAGGAAGACATCACGACGGAGCTTGAACTACTCCGCTGTGGCAATCGCCTTATCCGGTATGCTTTGCGTCAGGGTCCTCCACACCAGCTCAGAAATGAGCTGTGTGGAGCCTGGCACGCAGTCTATCGGGAGGCCGGCCCAAGCCGCCAGTTCCAACTACCCCTCGGGGTGGAAGGAGATGACGGCTGGGTTGTGCCTGGTGATTACTTCACATCACGACCTCAAGATGCGAATCTTGGGATCAAGTGTGCAGTAGTGTCTCCCATCCCACGTCGCTTCCCAGCGCGTGAGGATGCTCTCTTGGCTTGGACGTTGCGGAGAGGTGTTGTTACCGAGACCCCTTATGAGGGGCAGGTGACCTCTTCTCCAGATACCACAACGTCCGACTCCGGCTATCGAC